CGGTGCTACTGTGGCGACTGCATTGAGTGGGGGTGTAGCTGCGCCGATACTGGGCGGCACGACGGGTGCCTTTGTGGGGTCTGCGGCATCGGACCTGATGGTTACGAGCCCGCAGTGCAGTTCCTCGAAGGGGAAGGACATGACTAATTGTGCGCCTGATAATTTCTGGTCCCTCTTGGGATCGCTTGTGGAGATGGGTGGATGGCTCTTACTGCTGCTGATATTTGTGCCGATGGTCCTCGGGTGGATACTGCCAGGGCCCCTCGAAAAGAAAAAGAGAAGGGACTAAAGCTAGTAGAGGTCTGTTGGGTTGATGCTTATACCGAGGCCAGTTGGGCAGAGTATAAGCCTGAAACCATAGAAACAAAAACCTACGGGATTCTCGTAGGTAAGACGCGCCAGTGGACAACACTGGCCATGACTCAGGAGAAGGGTTACTGGGGAAACCTCTGGTATATCCCCACAAAGAATGTGGTTTCTATTCGGGTGATTGAGACTCTTTAGCTTTCATTCTTTCCCTGGCGTAAGCGTGTAGCTTGACCCCCTCGTTCCTCTCGAACACCTCTGCCCAAGTCAAACCGCTTGGGGCTACCTTGTACTGGTTCACCCAACAGTACCGAGCAAAATAATATCGCCGGTCCTTATCCAATCCCACATATCTCTTTCAGGTCGTCCATCGGCCTTAATTTGTTTTTGTGGATGTAGTGATTTATTATCCCATAGCCAAAATCTTTCCGGGGGGCTTTCTCTAAAGTCTCCCCATATTCCCACCCGATTAAAGCAGCCTCTTCCGCATCATCCATATACTGAGCAAGAATGTAGATGTCTGCGAATGGTTTGTTCTCTTCATGTATTAGATTAAACGCCTTTCTGGCTGTTTTAACATCTACAGTCATGCCGTTTGGTGTTGTGAAATCTATCCCCTTATCCCCGCTTGGTCGTTCCTCCCAGTCTACCTCTAGCCCAGAAAACTCAGCAAAAGCAACCTCCCCAGAAAGACCAACTAATTCATAGTCTTTGGACAGTGGCCTAGAACTAGCATGGTTCTTGTGTATGTCGTGCCTCCGTTGGGCGATCTTACGCAGCCGGTTCATTATCCGGCCCTTGCAGGTCTTTGGGAAAGTTCAGAATCCTCCCCTCCTGAAAGAGAAAGGCCCGCATAGCGGACCAAACCCTCTCCTCCTGTACAGACTCTGACTGGGAACCCCTTTCTGAAAGGATGTCTCCCAACTCAGCCGAGTCTATAAGATCATGGTCTATCAACTCCTGAAGGATTGTCACTCCGGCATCAATGTGAAAGACCATCAGCATCGGAAGGTTAGTCACCTTCCTATCTCCTTCATCCTGCGGTACAGGGTTAACGCAGCCAGAAAAGCCTGAAAATTCTCCTCAATTTCCGTAGAACGTACCGCTTCAAATCTTCCCGTTGCTTTATCGCAGCGCAATATGTACGTCGCGTCAACATCCTCACCATGTACATCCTCCGCAGCCCTTGCATAGGCCGCGACCTGTAAGTGGTACTCAGGGTACACCGCCTTACTGGTTTTCCAGTCGATAACACAATACTCGCCATTTATATTTGCCCTCGCATCTACTGTCCCCGCATATCCATGCTTGCGGTGATATAGTTTCTCTTCAGAAGACAACCACTCAACGTTGTTCTCCGAAACCCATGCCCTGAACGCATCAATAGCATTCAGAGCCTCGTCTTGCTTGGGAAGAGTGGGAATCTCACCTCCCTCCATCTTCCATTTGATAGCATCCTCCACCCACTCATGGGTGATGGTGCCAATGTTAAGAGCGTCTTTAGATGAGGATCGGTAAGCAGACTTTACCCCCTTGATAATAGCATCGAGCCCCATAGCAGACTTGTATATATTAGTCTTCTTTGAGGACGATTTCTCATCGTGGAATATGTGCTTTTCGAGCCAACCAACACCAACCTTCAACGCCCAAGGAACAAGAGCGGGTTTGGCTATAATATCAAGCACTCTAGTCGCGCTTGGCACTACAGCCTCACCCACCTTGTAAGAATGGAGTCGCTTATCGAACAACAGATCGACGGACTCCCCATCTGGGTACTCAATCAGCATCAGAATGGAACGTCATCTGCCGATACGGTTGCCTCCCTGCGAGGAGAACCCCCACCGTTATAAGGCGGCTGAATATCACCGCTCAAATACTTTGTACCATTCTTTGAGACAGTTTTCCAAAGGCTAATGTGAACCTCCTTACCGTCAAAAAGACCCTTGCCTGTAAAGTCAGGCCGCTTCTCATTCCCCTCTTTATCGTTTGTAAAGAGGGACAACTTTCCTTCTCGCATTTCGTAAGCCACTTGTTTCTCCTGTATAAGTGTTTCACTAAAGTGAAGATGCTGAAGTGCATCTTCTTCCATCATCTCCTCTATGCTCACCATAGAGGCGTATGATTCCTTCACAGAACCCTCGCTTCTGATCGTCTAGTTGCCTGTATGGTCCGCCATACTTCAATCTGAGTCTCAGCAAGTTTGAGTTTCCAATACAAAGCCGCCTCGTTTTCAACCGCTCCCGAGTGCGCCTTTATAACATTCTGGTAGTCTGGGTGGGCGCGGCACCAGTTCTCCTTCTCTGCTATCGTCTTGCCCACCGCCTGTTCGAACAGGATGGCAAGCTGCACTTTCCTGTAATCTTCGAGGTGAACCCTCTCACCCTTTGCTTTCGCATACTTTGGGGATGTTAACTCTATCCTATCCAGAGCATCACCCATTTCCATTGAATCAATCATCTAAATCTTCTCCAATCTTTTGCATTGTGTGGACAATTATACCACCCCTGAAGGCAGAGTCAAGCGTTTTCAGAATAAACATGGGTTGCCAATCTAATACATCCACATCTCCACTATGCGCCTTGGCGTGACAGGAGTAGCATAGCGGCATGGTTAGCCAATCACTGGCCTTGTACCCTGCCCCACCCGAAAGGGGGCTGTAGCGCCCCTTCAGGTGGTGTGGAACCACAGTACCGTCTTCGATACCACAGTTCGCACAGGGCAGAGTACCCACCCATCGGGTGTACCGCTTGCTCTCCCACCGTTTACCCTTGGGGATCATATCCCGCAGACCCCAGTAAGGCACTGAGCCTCGGTGTTGTCTTCGTAAATCACCCCGCGCTTTGATATTGCCTCTTCGTATGGAACCGGGGTTATCGGTTGCCCACCTCTGGACCCGTCAGGGTAGAGCGTGAGCCCTCGCAACCCAGTTGCATACTTCTGTATCATCCTTGCAAACTCTGTCACCTTGTCCTCGTTGTTCAAATCACCACCCCAAGCGGGGAGATTGATTGTTGAACTGATCGCATGGTCAACGTACCTTTGAACATCCCTTTGGAACTTGATCCTTCTCTCTGGATCAGCGGCTAGATCAAATGATGTTTCTATTTTGTCTGGACTGATCCCGTCATCTATGAGGGCCTGCGCTGTTCCATCTACTGCGTATTGGTACTTCCACTTGGTTCCATCCACAAGATACCGTCTTTTGTAAGCCAGACTTGGTATCGGTTCCACGCCCGAGGAGGTTCCGCAGAGTAAACTGATGGTCCCTGTCGGCGCAACCGCTCGATATCCCTTTGGTCTGTTGAGAAAGAGTCTGTCGCAATGCTCATTAGCTGCCTTCTCTGATTCTGTTTCATAAACTGATAACCACCTCCCTAGTTCTCGGGTCATCTCATACTTCAACCCTCGCTTCAATAGCCATTCGTGCATCCCCATCAAACCAAGGCCAAGGCGGCTATTCTGTTGCCTGACCTTTTCTATTTCTTTGGTGGGGAGTTCTGCTCTAATCAAACCACAAACAAGAAACTTGGAGGCAAGGTGAACAACATCCTTGAAGTCCTCTACAGTCTCGATGTTTGCCATGTTGACCGAGCCTAGATTACAACAGTCGCTGTCATCAGAACTGGTCACCTCAGTGCAGGCGTTGCGTAGAGTCTCGCCTTGTTGAGCTCCAAAGTTAAAGCTGAACCCTGGTTCACCCGTCATCAGGGCCTGCCGCACGTTGGTATGGAAGACCTCCGTAAAGGGGTCGGCCAACCAAGCGTCATCATAGTTCAGAGAAATATTCATCATATCCAACGGGCATGGGAAGTTGAAGTCATTCACCTTCGCGTCTGCCATCGTTATATCAGAACCAGGAATTCTCATCTCATGCCAGTTCTTTATCTTCAGAAACTCTGTAGCATCTTCGTGCATCCAGTTGAGAGAACCATACATGGCGGACCTCCTCGATCCGCCCTGCATGACCTGCCTGCCAATTTCATTTGTCGCGTATAGGAAGGGTATGGGTCCAGATGAAACCCCTCCTGTACGGGCTAGGGTGCGCCCTGACGGCCTGAATGCGCTGACATCAACCCCTATACCACCGCCCGTCATCAGGCTAGTACCAATGCGCTGCCAGAGATCACCCCACTCTTCCCTGGTGTCCGCTGTCGCCTTGAAGAGATAACAGTTATTGTACATCCTTGCCCGGCGACCGCCATAGTAAATATAGCGACCTCCAGGCATGAACATGAAGCTCTCGATGAACCTAACTAATTGATCTCTATCGTCTTTTCCCAAGAGATTGTTCTTGGTCCCATCGTGATCACCGCAAACACTGTTGACTATAACATGGGCTCTGTCCGACCATGTTTCATACTGGTTCGCGGCGTACTTCTGCTTGAAGATTTCAAGCCCAAGTTCGCTTCTAAACTCGCTCACTGTATTCCCTTCTCCACTCTTCTATTTCCTTCCCCTCTCGGTCTGCCAGAAGCTGATCATATCCTTCTGGAGTAGCCCAAGATGCGGGTTCCCTACTGCCGTTGAAGGCGGCGGGATGATACAGGTATCTGCCGATGCCAAACTTTACGGCGGCTCTTTTGAAAGCGTCAGACAGACCACCCTTTGCCCCCTCGATGTTCGAATCGTCAGCACCATCACTCTTGCTGATCCACATATTGTTGGTCAGCACTGAGATTTTACAAACCATGCGACCACCGATGTAGTCGTACTCATCCTGCCAACCGTTAACACCACAAACCTGATCCAAACGGTCCATTACATCTCGAGCCGTTATGTAGACCAGTTCCCCATTTCCATGCCCCTTCCTCCATTTTAGTTGGGAGGGTTTGAAGGGCCTTTTGAAACCTATTTCCTGTTTATTCACTTTGTCTTCCTATAAGTGGTGAGCGGGGGAGCGTTCACAGGAGTCCGGGTAACCAACCCGGACAAAAAACAACCACTCCCCCACTCGTTCATTGGTTGTCTTCACCCTCGAAAGGGACTAACTCTATCGTGCCGTTTTCCTTATGCACGACCTTGTACTGCTTCTTAACAGTTTCCGTCCTTGTTATGATGGAACCGTCTTCTGGTATCATGGACTGCCTTATGGCCTCATCCCATGACACATCAAACGGATCGCGCATACTTCTCACCATATCAAACAACGGGTTTATCATCATACTTCTCATCTACTTCTCCTTGATTAAAAATTGATATAAAGTCATCGAGAGACAGTATACAGTATATCTGTGATTTGTCAAACTCTCCGACTGCGATTAGGGGAATACCAGTTCCCTCGTTTGCCTGTCTCCATGCATCTTTGAAGAGCCAAGCAGGTAAGCTTTTGCGATACTTGCATTCTATGTCTAGGGTGGGGTGTTCAATGTCTACCCCTGCGCGACCTGTAATGGGGATTCGCCTACCCCCGACCTTGGCCGCTACCCTGCGTTCGAAATTCTTCCAGTTACTCATTGAGGTGCATCCTGTCCAGTGATCCAACAACACCATCGGGCTTGACCTCGGTGCTGAATTGTTTGGGGTACTCATCGTGTACATAGTAGTTGAGGCTTGCCATGTCGAACACAAGGTCAAGGTCCATCTCTGCCCCATCCCAGTGTCTGGCCTTGCAGAGGCTCATGTAAGCGTCTGCCCCATCCTTTTCATACTCCCTGCCGAGGATAATGACGTTATCCGCTCGGTTTGTGATGTCGGCAGAGCCTGCTACAGACCACTTGTCGAGGCGGTCCTTGATTGATCCACCCTTCCTGGCATGGCAGACAAGCATAATATGCACGTCCAGATTCCTCGCCGCATTTGCCAGACTGCAAACGACAGCTTTCTGGGAGTTCCA